TCTCAAACAACTACGCTGTTTACGGCTACGCCGCAATCACCGTTCCGTTTGAGTCTGCAATCGTCAAGCTCGACTTCACCGCTTAGGACTAAAACAACATGGCCGTTACCCTTGCACAGTTCAAAGATTACGTTGGCACCAAAGATGCTACCGACTTTCCACAACTATGCCTAACCAGCGGTCATCAACTCGTCACGAATAAGGTGGCAGGTGCTTCGGTGCCTGCCGCCGTTCATGACCAGGCGGTGCTAATGGTTGCGTCAGAAATCTTTCACAGACGAAGCGCACCTAACGGCATTACCCAGTTCGCCGACGTTACCGGACAAGCCGTAAGACTTGGCAAAGACCCTATGGCTCCTGCCTACGCTTTGCTTATGCCTTACATCGGGTTTGCGGTATGACCGTTTCGGAAATTACTTCAGCCAAAGCAGAGTTCGCTCTTGCTTTGAACGATGCAGGTTTGGATGTTGTTGACTTCATTCCAGGCCGTGTTGTTCCACCAGTTGTAATCATCTCCAGCGGTGCACCATACATAACCAGCGAAAGCCTTGGCAACGATTACGAGTTGAACTTAGACCTAAAGTGTGTCGCTATGACAGCCGACAACGAAATGGCTACCAACGCACTTGACTTGCTCGTCGAGCAAGTTATTAACGCACTCTCAGACTTGCACTACATACAAATGAAGCAAGTAGGTCAGCCCTATGCCCTTGAAGCAAATGGCGCGGTCTATCTAGCTTCAGATGTTGGCGTGATGGTCTCAATCACTCTTTAAGGAGTAAATCATGGCAACGAGCACCCGCATCAAAGCGAGCAACATCGTTTTCAAAATTGCATCAACTGATTACGCTTGCGACGCAGACTCAGTAGAGTTAAGCAGCGCCGACGCACCTGGCGACGTCCGTACCTTCTGTGAGGTTCAGACTGGACAGGAATGGAAGTTGTCCTTGACTGGACTTACTTCTGGCGACACCGCTTCGCTCTACCGTTTGCTATTCGCAAACTACGGCACCGAAGTAGCATTCACTGTTGCTCCTGGTGGCAACGCAATCCCAACAGCAACGAACCCTCACTACGTGGGTACGGTCATCTTTGACCAGCTACCACCACTCTCACTAACCTCTGGTGAGATTGTAAAGTTCACTGTTGAACTAACTGTAAAGAACACTGGAACCGATGCCGCGGCAACTCCGCCACGTTACTTCGGTCTAGGCGTCAAGACAGCCGCCTAAAAATGGCTGGAGTCTCAAAAGGCTCTATCAAAGTCGAGGGCCTGCAGCAGACCATAAAATCTCTGCGGGCTCTTGGCGTTGATAAGACTGAAATTGGTAGCGCCAACTTTGAGGCAGCACAAACACTTATTCGCCGAGCAAAACCTTTAGACCCCGTCCGCAGTGGTAGACTTCGCGAAACCCTTAAAGCTTCTAAATCTCAAAGCTACGCGCAGGCTAATGCCGGTAGCCCTAAACGTGTACCTTATGCCAACCCTATTCACTGGGGTTGGTTTGTTGACAAGGAGACTGGTGTCAAAAGAAACGTCAAACCACAACCATTCTTTGCAAAAGCGCTTGGCTTTACCTACGACCAAATCATTGCAGACTACGATAAGAACATGCAAAAACTCATAAACAAATACGGATTAGGGAAGTAGGAACATGAGCACAATTGACTGGGACAGTCTGACACTTGACGAAGTAGAGACCATTGAAACATTCAGTGGTCACTCTATTGAAAAGATTATGGATGAGGGAACACCTAGAGGTAGAACTTTCAAAGTAATCCTCTGGGTCGTCAAGAAGCGCACAGACCCGAACTACACTCTGGAACAAGCTGGAGCGTTGACACTAGCCGACGCAACTGAATTGTTTTCAGGGGAGACACCAGACCCAAAATAAGAAAGGAGCAGGCTGAGAGAATGGCCTCGTTTTGTTTGGCAACAGGTTTGACGCCAGATGAATACCGAGCACTAACGGTTGTAGAAATGCAAGCGTTTATCTCAGCCGTAAATGCCAATGGCCGCAACACTTAGTTTTCGTTTCCTTGCAAACGATAAAGGCTTACAGGATGGCATCAAGCGCTCCAAACAACAACTAAGCGGTTTGGAAGCAAGAACCAAACAAGTTTCATCCTCAATGAGTCGAGCATTTAAGGGCTTGGCTATTGGTGGCGCAATTGCTGGTCTGGGTAGGTATGCCGTTTTTGCTGCTAAAGGCTTTGAGAAAGCGCAAATAGCATCTAAAAAACTTGGTGCAGTTCTTGAGTCCATGGGTGTAGAAAAAGCAACCAAGCGTGTTGACGCTTATGCCGAATCTTTGCAAACACAGTTGTACATTGACGCCGACCTAATCAAAGCAACTCAAACAAAACTAGCTACGTTTGCCGAACTAAATAAAACCATCAACATTACTGGCGGAAACTTTGACCGGGCTACAGTCGCAGCACTAGATTTGGCATCGGCTGGCTTCGGCACAGCAGATGGAAACGCCGTCCAACTTGGTAAAGCTCTGAACGACCCAATTAAGGGTCTGGGTGCGCTTACTCGTAATGGTATTACTTTTACTAAAGAAGAAAAAAAGAAAATTGAAACCCTTGTAAAGTCAAACAAGATTTTGAAGGCTCAAAGTATTATTTTGGACGCCATTGAAATGCAGGTTGGTGGGGCATCGGCGGCTGGTGTAAGTGCCTTTGACAAACTAAAACTTTCAATCGACGTAGTAAATGATGCTGTTGGCGAAGCCTTGCTACCAGTATTTGAAAACCTTGCACAATTCTTTGCTGACAATGGCCCAACTATCGCTAAGGCGATAAAAGATTTGTTTGACCCTAAATCTAAAACAGGTAAAGTCGTCAAAGAGTTTGGGGACAAGATGGTCGAGCTTAGCGATAAGGTAGATGATTTTTTCAAACAATTTGACCCTAAGAAAAAAAGCAGCATTATTGGTTTCTTTGAATTGGTGAAATTTGCTGTTGATGGTCTCATTACATCATTGCAATTAGCAAATGATTTAATTAACTTGCCAGGGAACGCTGCAAAATCTGGGTCTCAGTTTGGTACAAGCTTACGAAATCAAGTGCTAGGAACAAAACCTCAGGAACTACCAAGTGCAAGATTTACAGGTCGCAATACTACCGGTCAAAATAACTACACAATCAATGTCAATAAAGCGACCATTAATGCACCAGACATCATTCGCGAAATCCAACGACTAGAGCGCCAGACTGGGAAAAAATACCTACAATGACATTCAACATCAAGACCGACATAAAGTTCGAGCTGTATTTACCAGCCGAGGGCGACTTTGTGCTTGGTGTTTCAAAACTCGGTGTTGATAAATTATCTTCAACTACACCGTCATGGGTAGACATAGCCGCTAACCTGGCAACCCTTGACACGTCTGTTGGCCCAGATGTTCAATCTGGTATTTATACGCGCTCGAACCCTGGCATGATTACCGCCACATTTCAATCGGCAACCTACGACCCAAATTTTAATGGCCGTGTTCGCGTTGGTGTTGACCTGCGCATCCAGGTGTATCAAGGCGGTTCTTGGTTTTACCTGTTCCGTGGTCGCATTAGCGATTTAAGCGTGGTTTACAACTACGACGGTTCTAACTTGGTCACCCTGATGGCTTTCGATTATCTAGAGAGGTTTATGAATGAGACTGCCGGCTCGTCATTCAATACACTGCCTGGTATAAGCACCGGTAACACGATTTACAACTTGGTCAACTCAATACCATCAGCACCGCCGTTTGTTTTTGACCCAGGGGTCGCCTATTTGAACGGTTTTGTTGGTGCAGATTTGAAAGCTGCAAACATAGTAAACGATGCCGTGTTGGCTGAACTTGGTTTGTTTTGGTATGAGTCACGAACTGGCGAATTGATTTTTGAAAATCGAGATTTTATTGCAAACCAACTTACTAGTTCTGCCGCTTATTCTTTTAGCGATGTTCACTCTGCAGCAGCCAGCCATGTTTGCTATTCAGATGTTCGCATTGGTGCTAGTAGCGACCAATTGACTAACGTCATTACAGCCACTTATGCAGATGGTACTGGAAGCCGTTACAAAATCAACAAAGACAGTTACAACTTGTATGGCCCACAAAATCTTGAAATAGCGTTGCCCTTGTACCAAAGCGGCACAGGCTTAAACGATTGGTGTGTTGCAGCCATTTACCGACCAGTCAGTAAGAACGTACAGGAAATACAGTTCCGTGGAACTAACAGGGTTGGCGAACTTTACGACGCAACTCATGTGACTGTCGGCGACGTGGTTCAAGTTGTAAAAACGATTGGGTCAAATACAATTGACGAAAAATTTGTTGCTATAAAAGTGAGCCATTCAATCAACGCAGACGTTTGGCAGACTACATTAGAACTATGGAAAGGCATCTAAATGACCGCTAGAGTCACTTTTACTAATGGCACTGTGCTGAACGCATCAGCATTGACTAACTCGTTTGAGTATCTGCCATACGTTATGGAGTCGGGCACCGTCACCGGCACAGGCACAGCATCCATCACGTTCACCACCGGAAAGTTCAATGTCGCTCCCCTAGTCTTTTTGACCGTTGTTTCAGGTAGCAACGCAGCTACTAGCGCGACACTTGGAACTGTCACCACTTCTAGCGCCGCAGTGAACATTTGGTCTGGCACTGCTGCTTCAACAAGCTCACGAACTGTCAACTGGACGGCCATTCAAATGACCGCGACCACGAAAGAAGGATAACCATGGGTGAAGTAATCTCGGGAGCATACCCGGCACCAGCAACCACCGAACCAATCGTTGAGACCGTCGAGGTCGAGGATGAGGATGAGGTTGTTGATGAGTGACTTTGACGCATCCAAACTTGAGTTGGAGTTGTGGAAAGGCACCACGTTCGATGCAACTCTTGAAGTTTGGGATACCGACGATGATGGTGTAATGACTGCGCTAACTAACCTGACCGGTTGGACTGCCGCC